CGAAGTGGTTGCCGTCGCCCCCGAGGTTCAACAGGCTGTCCGTGAGCGCCTCAGCATCCTTGTCCGCGAAGTGCAGGAGGCGAGGGCACATCCCGCCGGGTTCCTTCGCCACACGATCGCCACCGACCCGAAGACGGGTGGGGACTTCCACTTTCATTTCGATGAGGGCTGGGAGTGGCAGTACGACGAACTGACCTCCTACACCACCGAGCAGATCAGTATCCGGTTGAAGGCACGCCAGCTTGGCGTCTCCTGGCTGGGTATCGGCTACTGCCTCTGGATATGCCTGACGAAGCCCGGCACGAGAACCCTGTGCATCTCCACGAACGAGTTGGAAGCAGGGAAGCTCGTGAACCGCGCCTGGGATCTGTGGGTCAGCCTGCCCGAGCATCTGAAGATGGATGCGAAGGTCATCAAGCCCGCGAAGAACCGGCCGTCCACCAAGATCGAGTGGGAGTTCCCCGACGGGAAGGTCTCCTCCCTGATCGCGATGCCCTCCACGCCGAAGGCCGGTCACGGCGAGACCGCCAGCGTCGTCTTCCTCGATGAGTTCGCCCGCCACCAGTACGCGGAGGAGTCATGGAAGGCGTTTATCCCGGTCGTCGCTGACGGCGGGCAGATCATCATCGTCTCCACCGCGAACGGCTACGGCAACACGTACTACGAACTGTGGATGGGGGCAGACGACCGCTACCTCTCCCCGAAGTTCCTCGGGGCCGACTTCCACCCGGGCCGCGACGAGGCGTGGTTCTCCCGGATGCGTGCGACTCTCTCCGTCGCTGACATGGCCGAGCAGTACCCGCTCACCGCCGCCGAAGCGTTCCTCGGATCGTCTGGCTGCTGGTTCGACGTGGAGGCGCTCGACTTCTACGCGAAGACCACACGCGAGCCGACGTACAAGTTCAACTTCGTCTCCGACGAGTCGGGCGCGAAGGCGTCGCAGAACAAGCGCCGTGATGGCTGGATCGACCTCTACGACGAGCCGGTGAAGGGCAACGAGTACGCGATCTACGCCGACGTCTCGACGGGGCGCGGCAAGGACTTCACCGCCGCCTACGTCATCGACCTGGCGAGCCAGAACATCGCCGCCGAGCTTCACGGCAAGCTCGACGCTGACCTGATCGCTGAGCAGCTTCACTTCCTCGGCCGCTGGTACGAGACGGCACGGATCGCCGTCGAGATGGGCGGCGGCTGGGGCGAGCCGGTCATCATCTCTCTGCGCGACGGCAAGCGCGGGCGGCGTCCGTACCCGAAGCTGTACCGGCACATCCAGGATGACCGGCCCGACTTCAAGCAGAACATCACCTACGGCTTCCCGATCACGAACAAGACGCGCGCCCTCATCATCAACGGCATCGAGCGCGCCGTGCGCGAGCGGACGCTGCCCCACATGCCGATGGCCGCGATCCTGGAGTGCAAGACCTTCGTTCGGCGCGACACGACCCCGTCGCCGCGCGGTGCTGACGGCTGCAACGACGACCGCGTGCTGGCGCTCGCGGGCGCGCTGGAGATGTTCAGGCGGTACGGCCACCACGCCCAGGATGTGAGGATGACGCGCAAGCGTGAGCGGAAGGGCTACACGCAGCAGTACCCGTGGGAGTCGTGAACATCCTCCGGCAGCCGTATGCTTCCGGGAACGCACTTCTACCGACTCGGAGGCTGTCGTGTCACAGATGATGATGGATCCCGCACTTCAGGGTGGCCCGCCTCCGGGCGGTGGTGGGGACATGGCCGGGCTGATGGCCGCGCTTCAGGGCGGCGGCGGAGCGCCCGGTGGCCCGCCCGGCATGGGGATGCCCCCCGGGATGGATCCCGGAATGGGCGGAGGCCCGCCCGGAATGATGGGCGACCCGATGGGCGACGGAGGCCCGGGTGGACTTCCCCCGGAGCTTCTTCAGGCGCTCATGGGCGCGGGCGGCGGCGGAGACATGGGCGATCCCGGCGGTGGCCCTGACCAGCCGGACGCCCCGATGTCCGCGACCGACCACATCCAGCAGGCGATGAAGCACCTGATGATGGCGATGACCCAGGAGACAGATCACAGCCACGGTGCCGGGATCGCGAAGGGGATCGCTGGACTTCAGGGCGTCCTCGCGGGCAAGGCCAAGCTGAGCGGCATCCCCGCAGGGGCGTAGGTTGGCCGACACTCGGCGCGGGTCTACCTCGGACGACCGCACGGTCGATCCTCTTGGCGACCCTGACCGCCCGTTCCCGGACGAACTCTCGAAGGTCATCTCCGCGATCGACTCGTGCGAGGCGTTCCACACGTCCTGGGAAACGAAGATCGAGGCGCGCTACCGCGCCTACCGGGGCATCGCTGAACAGCGCACTCAGGTTCAGACGCAGACGCAGGACTGGCGCTCGAAGCTGACGACGCCATATCTCCTTCAGGTGGTGGAGGGGATGATCGCCACGATGCTCGACCCGCAGCCGAAGTGGGATGTCAAGGCGAAGCCCCTTGCGGGGGAGCCGCTGGAGGAGATCCACGCGAGGCAGTCGTCCTCGGCGGTCGCTTCTTCCGCGCTTCAGTGGGCGATGGACGAGGACAAGTTCCACTACAAGCAGCGCCCCTTCATGCAGCAGGACTTGATCGTCGGCGCGACCCTCGCGAAGACGGTCTGGGCCTACGAGACGAAGGACTCCACGATCCTCGTGCCGGTGACGATGGAAGTCACGGACGACTGGGGCCTCCGCAAGCAGTACAAGTCTGTCGAGGAGCAGAGCCGGATGCGAATCATCCGGGACGGCCCCTCGATGATCGTCCGGGACATGCGCGACTTCTTCTGGCCGGAGGGCGCGAAGGACATTCCGAGCGCCCCGTGGGTCATCGACCGCTCGTGGGAGACCTGGGAGACGCTGAAGTCGAAGGAGCGCGCGGGTCTCTACAAGAACGTCGATCTCCTGAAGAACGCTCGTAACGATCAGGCCGGGAACGACCTCTCCGGGCGCGAGCAGATGCTCTGGTCGCAGGAGCGCAACAAGGATCTGATCGAGATCCTCGAATACTGGGAGAACGGCCACTGCATCACCGTGGGCGGAAGGGCGGTCGTGCTCTCCTCGAAGGAGGATCCGCTCAGGCTCAAAAGCAAGCCGTTCGTCATGTGCTCCGCGATGCCCGACGCCTTCCAGATGGTCGGTGTCTCCGTCATCGAGTCGCTCGCCCAGATCCAGGAGTACCTGTGGACGATCCAGAACCAGCGCATCGACGCGCTCCGGCTCCTCACGAACGTCATCACCACGATCCGCTCCGATGTCGATGACCCTGATGCGTTCGAGTGGTATCCGGGCGCGCAGTGGATGGTCGAGGATCCTGGCCAGGTCGGCCAGCTTCAGATCGACCCGACGGCCGCGTCGATCACGCTCGAAGCGGAAGCTCTCCTGAAGGGCGACCTCCAGAACATGATGGGCGGGCTGCCGATGGCCGGTGGCGTCAACTCCGGTTCGATCGACCAGACCACCGCGACGGGGATGTCGATCATCACGTCGATCGCTCAGAAGCTCATCCAGTCCCGCAAGCAGCACTACTCGTGGGCGTACTCGCAGGTCGGGGAGATGTTCCTCGGGATGATGGGCCAGATGCTCCGCGAGGAGCGCCACATCCCGCAGATCGGCAGGGGCGGCGAGGAGCAGCTTCTCACGATCCGGCCGCTCGACCTTCAGGGCGAGTTCGACGTGAACGTCAACGTCATGGACGAGAGCGCGCTGAAGCAGGAGAAGGTCTCGGAGGCGATGGCGATGCTGAACGTCGTCGTGCCGATCGCGCAGATCGCCAACATCAACCTCCAGCCGTTCGTGGAGGGCGTCCTGAAAGCGAACGGCGTCCAGAACACCGAGCAGTATTTCAACAAGCCTCAGCCTCCCCCGCCGAACGTCATGGGCCAGCCGCCCGGCGGTGGGGGCGCGAACGGCGCTGGCACCCCGCAGGGTATTCAGGGGATTCAGGACGCGCTGAAGCCTCCCGGCTCCGGCGGGCAGACGAACGCCGTCCTCGCCGCTCAGATGGGCGGCAACAACGGGCTGACCGCCTCGCCTGAGCAGTTCGCGAAGCAGCAGATCACCGCTGCCCAGCAGCTTGGCGGATAAGCTCCGCTGAGTGCCGGTCTCACGGGCTACGACTGCCGAACTCAACAGACGCGCGGACATGCTCTCGGGCTTGCTCCGCAGTCCCGCGTGGAACGAGATGGAAGCCCAGATCGAACGCAAGGTCGCCTCCCTCCAGGCCACCGCGCAGAACATCGCGCTCCACCCGGACGGGGCAGACCAGCGTAAACTGGACACTTGCAGGGGCACGATCGCCGCCCTGCGCTGGATGATCGGAGTCCCGAAGCACGCCGAGCGCACACTCCAGCAGTTCCTTCGGGAGCACGGGATCGAGGACGAATTCATCGTTGACGACGAGGGGAGCAATCTTGGCAGTTGAAGGAGAGCGCGAGATCGAGGAGTTCCTGGCGGGGGCGCTGAACGGCGACCCGCAGGCTGAGGTCGAGGCACCGCCCGTCGAGGAGGAGGCCGCGCCGATCGTCGTTCACGACCTCCCCGCCGACGCTCCCATCCCCGTCGAGACGACCGAGCCTGTCGCCCCCGATGAGGGTGAGCCGGTCGAGGAGCCTGCCGCCGAAGAGGAGGGCGATCCCGCTGTCGTCTGGGCGACGAAGAAGTACGGCGAGGACACGGGCCGCTGGGCGAAGGCAGCCTACGACCAGGAGCAGTTCATCTCGAAGATCCAGGCGGAGAAGAAGCAGGCCGAGGATGTAGCGCGTCAGGCGATCGAGTACGCGCAGTCCGTCGAGGCGCAGGCGCAGAGCGCCCAGTCCGGGGCGATGCCTCTCTCCTCGCAGGAGGAGGCGTGGATCGAGAACTCCGCGATGTCGAACCCGGCCGCTGCCGCCTACCAGGCCGCGAAGGCGGGGAACGTCGCCCTCTTCAACGGCGTGCTGGAGCGTGTGGCCGAGGAGAACCCGCTGATGGCCGCGAACATCGGCGCGCAGGTTCAGATGCAGCTTCAGCAGGAGTACGCCGCCGCCGAGGCTCCGGGCACGAACGGCACCGCCCCGCAGAACTTCGCCATCTCCCTCGCGGAGTCGATCGTCCGTCTCGGCATCGACCTGAACGTCTACGGCGCAGCGATGAGCGACAAGATCGGGGAACTGGGCGAGTACAGCCCGTACACGCAGGCGATCCTCGGCGCGGATGCACACTCGCGCGACCTCGCCCTGATGAGCGTCTACGACCTCGTCCGTGCCGGGAACACGCAGACGCGCCGGGTCGAGGACACGGAGCGGGAGGCGGCGATCAAGCGGGAGGCCGAACTCAGGCGTGAGGCTGCCGGTGTCGTCACCGGGGGCGTTCATCAGACGGAGACGCCGAAGCAGCATCCGTTCTTCGACGCGATGGACGAGGAGTGGCGCAAGGCCGGACAGTTGAAGGACTAGCCACCCTTCTGTACACTCGCGGCAGGCCACCTTCGGGCACGGCCACAGCAGTCGGAACCGCCAGCATCCCCACGGGGACACGAGAGGCGGTACTCCAGTCCAGGATCATGTCGAAATGGAAGGAGTACCCCTGTGGCGGACATCGCCGTAGGAACGAACGTCTCGACCGAGGAGGTTCTCCCGGACGAGCGCGTCGTGGACATGGATCCGAAGATGCGTCTGCTCGATCCCGACCAGACGCAGTTCACGACCATGACCTCACGCACCGGCTCGCGCCCGGCATCGCGCGAGAAGGTCAACTGGCTGGAGGAGCAGTACGTCAACGACGTCTTCACCGTCGATGCGAACTACAGTTCCGGCGCGGTGCTGGTCTCGGTGGGCACCAACGAGTCGGC